TTCTTTAATATATTCAACGTTAAGATCGTCAAGATAATCATATAATGCAGACTGTAAACTGCTAATCCTCGGCTGCTTTTCAATAACAGCCGCAATTTTCTTTCTATAGTCGTCATTTTGCCATCTACGTTTTAACCCATCTTTTACTTTCCTTTTCACATCTGGTCTAGCCATAGCTGCCTCTACACCAGCCGAAACAGCATTCCTAAATTCCTGACTCTCCCACTGCCTTTTAGCTCTATCGCTAGCTTCTTTTCTCATCTCTCGTGACTGTGGTGCGATTTTAGAAATTTCAACTACCTTAGACCTAAATTCAGGATTCTGCCATAATTCACGAGTTCTCTGTCTTGCCGCTTCTGTCTGTTCTGCCGTTCGAATGTATTTTCCATTTTCACGTGCCTCATTTATAGCACACTGATGGCACCAAAACGCGCCTTTCTTATTCATACTAGATGTATGATTGTCACGCCGTGTCGTACTTTCCTTCCTGCACTTATCACAATAGACAGCAACTTTCATTTTTGACTTTGTAGTCAATTCATCGGTATTGAATAGTAGATATGTCCTTGCCCAATCGATAGCCATCTTATCTCAATACGCACATTTGGTGTCCGGATAATCATTATCCGGACACCAAAACTCTTTATTTCAGAATCACATCCTCTGTAGCGACTCTCTTACCAGTAAACTGATCATTGAAGATAGTGGTCACTGGAGTGGTCTTTGTCTCTGTGACATACTTCAAGTAGTACTCCTTTATAAACGTCTTACCCCATGCAGGCAAGTTCCTAATCTTCTTATATGGCTCAAATGCTATTTCTATCTCTGCCGGAGTCCGCTCTCGCGTCACCTGAACAGGAACATCAATAGTCATTCGATAACCAGTTTCCGGCATCGGTGAAAGCTGGCCGGTCGGCGCAAATCTCTGCAACATAGCCAAAGCCGTAGCCTCGCTCGGTTCTTTTAGCACCATGTCGCTTAAGCCGGTGCGACCACTGAACAATGGTTCAAATGTCCGATAATTATGATTGATGACTACACAAGGCTGCGTTCCGGGATCAGGCTGCACTCTCGTACCACTGATCGCCCAAGTCGATTTTATATTATGAATCGTAGTCCCGGCAAATAATCCGAGCACAGGTCGAACGCCTCTCGTATTGAGCTTACCACCATTCATTTTCAATGCTACAGGAACGCCGTTCGATTCGATGAATCGAACGAATCCAGCATCATTCCATATGTCATTTATATCCAGATCGGCACCATATCCAGAACAACGGAAAATAACTCCGCGTTGGCCAGTGAGAAGCATCTGTGATCTAATGTATGAATCAACAAATAGACCATTGAACCAACGAATCGGATTAGGGTTGTTGATGTAAAACACACTGCCCCTAGGATCAGGTGCATTACTGTTTGCATACATTTCTTCGGCTCGAAGGTTTGCCGACTGATTCCCTCCGAACATAACCCCTATGCCACCACTGGCACTACAGAACTGATAGAATTGCTCCGAAGGATGATGGCTAGGAGCACAATCATGATCAATGCGGATGCCACATGTCACACGGCTCCCTAACATAGGAGCCTCAAAACTGCATTTATAGAACCGATTGCCAAAACATTGCCCACCTGAATAATCAGAATAGGCTAAGGCATCGCCACCTTTGGCAGTGATTTTGGCCACTGACCATTGGCTTTTATGATTATGAATCAACAAAACAGGCCAAGAGACTTGACCTTCTAAGCTTGGTGCTTGTTCAATATACCATGCGTCACCATTACCTGCTCTAATATTGCGTTCGAATTTCTGGTCGCCAACACCACCAGTAGTGCCAGAATCTCCATTGCCCCATTCGTCTATGACGGGACAATGAACTACAAACTTTTCGCCAGCCTTCAGAACCACATCGCCGTATAGAGTGCGTATGATCTGCGGTTGGCCATTTGCATCTATTTTGACGTGTGTAGGATTATAGTTCTTGACAACAACCAGTTCCACAATCGGAGGCTGCGCTACACCGTCCTTAGGAGGGACAGGAGTCGTCTTCAGCTCATAGGTATCAGGCAATCGGAAGTAATCAAGTAAAACGTCCCTGTCTTTTACAGGATCTCCACGAAGCAACCTGTGCAATTTAGTCAATCTGCTTTGTGGATTCGCTACTGGCGTGTGGACAGGAGCGTTATCAACATATCTCAACATAAGACATTGGCGTTTCCAGATAGGCCACAGCCAATCGTCGGGCTTATCAGGTGTACCATAGCACTCGGCATCCGGCAAACGTCTCCATTCACCCCATATTGGCGGATCGGTGCCAGAAGCCGGTTTCAACATTTCACGACGATAAAAATGCAAACCAAGCGTACCCTGAGGATGATACTCATGAATAACACATCGAATCCATGAAGCCTCAGCAGGAAATGTCCCATCGGGCAAGGGCGATGGAGTGTAAGTATATGGTGGCGAAAGGTCGGTCTCGCCCGTCTCGGCCTTCCGGCAGTAGGCCAACTGGTAGGTCTTGTTAGGAATAGATGCTGCTACGACTATGGGTGGTTTCGAAACAGTCGCATATCGTCCCTTCTTACCAAACCGCTCAACAGTATAAGAACTCCACGCATCTTCTGTCAACTGTTCAAGGTAAGGCGAATGAGATGAAGTAGGAGCCAAAGTGTTTTTGTAATAGCTACCACCCCAACCTGTGTACAAATAAGCTATGCGTCCCGGTTTATATGGGTTATATTCCCAATCGTCTTTAGCCTCTATGCTAACGATTTCCAATTGCCACGCGATTCCGCTGGCATCTTCAACAACAGGCTGGTTCCATGAACCACCCCATAACCTCCAGCCACTTTTTACTGTTAATTCTGCAAACTCACTCCATTCACCTATCCCTCCATCACTGTCAACAATGGCATTACGCACCCTAATCACACCGGCTGGTGTTGGACGCTGATATGGGTATTTCCATGTGTAATCCGAATTTTGAGCAAATCCAGTCTGATAGACGGCTGGTGCTGTTTTTGGTGCAGGAACTGTAGACCAGTATTCCGTCTGTGCGAATACAGGAAGCATACTTAATAGCATAGCTACTACAGACAAGGCGTATCGCATGATCTCTCCTATCAACAACAATCGAACATATATATTTTTATTAAACAATCTTACATAGCATTTGAGCCATTTGACAACAACATTAAAGCTGTTATCAAATGGCTCAAATATCAAACAGACCGATATTATCTTAATTCATTCTTCACTCTCGGCGAACTAGCGATAACTGGATCAATAGAAGCACGATTATCACTGACACTCGTGCTATTGCGCCTGAGTCTAATGGGAGTCCAGCTTATAATATTGTCATCACCATTCCTGAAACCATACCATTCACCACGAGCAACCGCAGATGCTCCCAAAGCATCATCCTTATGGCATCTGATACAGGAAGCCATAGTGGTAGGAATAGCAGACCTGTCGTATCCAGCAGGATAGATCTGCTCAGGATCATCAGTCACCGGAGCAAAAGAATGTGTCCCATCATCAAAAGTCAACCAAGCCGAATTTTTGATTGATTTGAATGGGGTGTTTCTGATCATGGTCGCCACCGTCTTGGCTGGCAACTTATCTAGCTTAACGACTCGGCCAGTAGATTTGAAGACTTGCCACGGATATCGAGGAAAATCGAATACTAGCTTGCTGCGCTGATACTCTGATCGATTGGACAGTCGAGCCAGCAATCCGGGCTGTGGCTGATGGTACCTCGACACGGCAGCGACATAATCCTCTGGAGTAGGAAAAGGAGCATAGGCATTCATAGACCAGTGCTTATGACCGATACCGTCAGAGATTTTAGACCACACTCTGATCTCGCATGCTATGATCTCGCCATCAATCTTGTTGCAGATTGCTTCCAGAAACTGCATGCCTACAGGAAACTTATGTCGAACAAAATAAGGCACATACTCACTTAGAACTGATTCTTCAATATAGGTCGATGGAATACTAGTGGCGTAAACTTGAATATCACCTGTGTCCGGCCAGACCATATAATGGCAGACTATATGGTCCTCTTTGGTGCCAGCGGTATGCCGCCACTGTCGATCAAGAGTCATAGAGCCAACTTGGGCAACCCTGTTATTAGGATCGTCCTTACCAGCAGACATATTGTAGTCGCCATCCATCACATCACCAAGAGTCTGTTGGGATACTCTTGGAAGAACAGTGTGATTATAAGGAATCATAGGCCGATTCAAAATCTCTCTCAGTTCTAAATCAGTAGTCAGGACTGGTAAGACGGCCAACCATTTATCCTCTTCCTCGACACTCATATATCTAATATTGGGATCGACATATCCTGCTGGTGCAGCAGGTCGTCTATATTTCAAAGTACGAACTAATTTATCTGGCGTTTCGCCATCGATCACTCTGACTGGCTCTGGTTTTATGAGATCGGCTGGGCTAACATCGTCTGGCATACATAGGAGCAACAACAAAGCAAGCATTGTACGTTCCTCTTGAACAAAGAATCGATCCATCCTGATGGGCCGTTCAGGATCTTCGTAATACTATATATTATATTAACCAAAATAAAGTCACCGGACCAACTCGCTAGATTGCAATTAATAGTATTGTCTACGGTAGTACGTTCATACACATCGAACCACTGGAATAGGCAATGATCAGAAAGTGCAGAGTCGTAACTGGTTTCAAACGCTCATCGTCATCATACGTCGCAGGCGATATTGTTTATTTAGTCCTTGAAAGCTACGATGATGAACTCGGCATAGAAGACTCGCGCTGGGGCATGTTGAACGTTGATTACGAAAACTACTATTACAAAGATGGCAAATTCGACCATCCCATTGAAACTATCGCTGACTTTGACACCGTAGATGAAGCCATCAATCATGTGCAAACCAATGCACCCAAAGACCCTGAAATCAGCTTAAAACAAGCCTCAATCCAGAACCTTCTCGCTTCTGCCTCAGCAGAAACCAAACAAGCAAGCTCAACAGATATCGTCAATGCAGCCAAAGACTTTAAGCTCGAAGCCGCCAAAATGACGGCCAATGCCTTATCCTATAGCATACAGGCAAAACGATACGTTGAGAACATTAAAAAATTATACTCACTCAAGGCAAAAGAACTGGCTAGAGAACTGGCTCTCAAAGCCAAAAACATGAGTGAAGAAATTGAACAGAAAATGAAAGACACGGGTACTATGCTCGCCAAAGCAGAGGAAGCTCTATGGACAGTCAACCTCTATCTTGGTGTCAACCAGCAGACTACTGTCATTCGTGATGGCGTTCATGCACCAGCTGATGTAAAGCTTCATCTACGTCAAAGAGTTCTGGCGATGGATGAAGAAGCAGCAGAAGAGTTCTATTCCATGCCAGACAGTATAGATTGTGAAAACCTGCACAAATTTGACAAATGGCTACTAGACAATCCAGCGGCTGTCCAAAAACTCATTCCTGAACAGAAAGGCATAGTGGGCCTGTGCATTCGCAAATCATTTAAAGAATATAAAGATTCAGATTCATATACAGCCGCCCAAAAGAATGAAAAGAATCTCAGAACCAGTTTCCTATTAATCAAGAATGGTGACGCTCTTTATCGCATCTATGCCGACATTCATTTTGGCGGCAAAATGTTTCCTACTCCAGACGATTTCGAAAAAAACCTCAGTAAACGAATCTATGACAAAGAAAGGAATCGCTGGACTTCCGAACCATTAGACCCAAAATCAAAAGAATTCGCCGATGCTATGGAAAAAGCCAATGGTAATACTAAACACTATATGCGTATTCTGCTCGTCTTGCAGGGACTCTTTGATCGCACAGAAGTATTCCGTCCATTCAAGGGCGACCACATCAACATCTGCAGCTATGTCGACTTCGACGAACATATAACATTAATTGATGACGCTAATGCCAACAAGCTACTTGAAGAAGATAAGCTTCCTTATAACACTTGGCTGGCCAAGGTCAACTCAGCATTAGATGTCGGCCATCGTATCTGTGGTTATTTCAATGGAGTCAGCCGATATAGTAGAAATCGCGAAGACAACCAGATATATCCACCAAGTGCAGAAGCTCCATCCAATGATAATATCTATCTGCTCACCAAAACAGACTACGCCAAAGAACCGAAATTTTTCTTTACTTATGACAGAATAGAAGAAAACTATTACGAAGCTTCATGGGGAAGCCAGAGACGAAGAGAAGGCTATAAATATGAAAAACGCAGACCAAAAGCAAAAGCTCGCTGTACAGTAGAACGCTCTGACTGGTTCATCATTGATGTTGATAACTGCGAAATTGCAGATATTCAGTATTACCTGAGAAGCCGAAAGGAAAGAAATAATAACAGGTATAACCAGATGATACCAGTCATGCAGAAGGTGCTCAAGATACGCCTAGAAGAGCAGCAGGACGAAAAGCCATTCAGAACACTACTGGTAGCAGAAATCGCCAAGAAATACAAAGTCAATCCAGAAAAAGTCGAAAAAGAAATCGACCAATTGATCAAATGGTGGAAACTGAAAAATAAGACCCATCGTGCCCTGTTATCAGATGATTCTAAGGCCTATAGAATGATCATAAGCGAATACAAACAATTACTAAAACGCCAAGACACTTCTATAAATCATGATGCAATTGAAACAATCAAGAAGGAATTGAAGAAGGAAGCCCTGCTTATTGCTAAAAAAGGCCAGCACGACATTTACGTGACCTATGAAATCTGTCACCCATGGAGTTCTGTCCTAGTAGACGAAAAGGAATGGACAGTCGATGCCGGTATCGCCTCTCTGGCCAAAGACAAAAAAGAAACCGTGGTAGACAATCGCCATATCAGATGGCTCATTTCTTATGAAAGCCCAAAATGGGCTGACTGGCCGCGAAACGCCAACTATTATAAACTTGTCACTCAAGACCACATCGACGAAATAGATCGACAATTAAGAGAGCGAAGTAAATACCCTGACTCTATCGTTGTCTATGAAGATGGTATGCATGCCTCTGCTTGGTATGTCGAGATAAGCGGCAAAATCAAATTCGATAGAAACAAAAATCCGCTCTGCCAATCACTGTCCGAACCACAAATCAAAAAAGCAGACGCACACAACATAGGCCGAAATAATAACGGCATCACCTGCACACTAAGCAAATATCCAAGCACATACGTCTCCAGACGGAACGAGGGAGTCTGTGCGATCAAATATGACACCAAAATATTCGATAAAATGATGAAGATCTACAAAAAGAATCAGGCAGAATTAGTTGCTGCCCAAAAAGCAATTACCAACAGATATAGCTATATCATCGACCATATAATCCATATAGCCAAAGAGCAGGCCATGATCGCTAGAAGAACCAGATTCGACACTGAATACGGCGGCATCTGGAACGAAGACCTGTGGAATGAATGGATCAAAAATCGACCCGTACACTCCATGAACAGAAGAGATGATGAATTCACTACTCTTCGAAACTTCCTAAACATGGCATCACTTAGAAATATCGACATTGTCGGAATGAAATTAAACCATTTCATCAAAAAGATGATCAAACTATTCAGAATAAAGAACAACAATCCCACAGAAGAAATGCATCGCAACTCGGAATGCAAACACTGCATCAGGCTCGACAAGATTCTAAAAATGGTAGATGGAGATTCACGGTTTGCTTCATGCAGCAGATTCGAAAAGGACTGCGCTAAATTGTTAAAGAAAGTCCAAGACTTGGATATTACTATCCCACCAGCCCCAGAAACGCCAGAAGAGGACGATTAAGTCCTCTTCTGGGTCAGGAAATACCTTTCTGACTAGGCTGCTAGGCCAGTGATAAAGTTTCCGGCGATCAGAGCTTCTGCGATGCTGAAGCTTGCATCACTTCTGACGATACCGACTGTGACTGCGATGAATTCCGCTGGGCTGGATGGGGCAACCAGAATTGCCACATTCAGAATATTCTGTGCAATGGAATCCGGCGTATTATTGGTATTATCGCAGATAATCTTATATCCACGAACACCACGCTTGGCCAGAACATTGCCTACCAGAGGATCAAGCACAGAAATCACCTGAGCGAACAACACCTCATCAATCGGCTCAAACAGGAACTGCCGAAGCGACTGAGTGGAATTCTTCTTCAAGTAAGATACCAGCATTCTCGTGCTGATTCGATTCAGCAGCGTATCTGCTCGCTGAAGAGTCTTATTGCCGTAGACCACAGTGCCGATGTTAGGGAACTTGACAATAGCATTAACTGCATTCTCATTCCCGTACATCAAGTCTCGTTCGCCAGCGGTCGGATTGAATTCGACATCCAATGCCGTGAGCAGGCGACCACGGTTCAGACCGGCTGGAGCAAACCATAGTTCCGTGGTACGAGCGGTTCTGGCAAAGACCGAAGACACCGGGCCTGATGGTGGAATCCAGATCTCGATGCGGTTGAACTGATCGAAGACCTTGACCCAAGTACCATACAGAGCACCGTATGACGAATTGATGGCCGAGGACAGCGAGCTAGTAAGAATGCCATTGTGCCAATCGACCACTTCGGAAGGTCGAAGACCAAATGGTGGATCGACCAGATAAATGGTATCTCCACGTGTCTCGCACAGCTGCAAGGCCTGACCAATCACCGATCCAGAACTGAAACCGGGAGTGGCCAACAAATTGATGTCGTATGTTTCGCTATTCTGGAAAGCGAAAATGCCGGTTCCATTGGCGGAATTCCCAATGACAGCGGCATCAAGCAAGCTTGAGTATGCCGAATCGGTTGGGATGCCATTAGCAGTACCAGCAAAGACACGTCCATTGAATGTCGAAGGCTGTCTGACTTCGTAATCAGCAGCATTCACATCGAACTCAAGGTAATCAGGACGTGGTTCCCAATTGACAAATGGATTGCCAGCAGCACCAGCCAAAGCCTGACCCGGATTGAGCACATTGCCGATATATCGGTCGCTGGTCTTGTCAAAGGTCACATCCCTAATGGAACTGATCGTAACACCAGACTGATCCCTGATGGTAATCTGGTAACGCCCAGATGGACTGCCCAGACCACCAGTGTAGAGATCAAGCGATACTGTATACTGATCAACCCAAGTACCAGCCGATGGAGCAACCAACCAGCCCACAATACTGTTGTAGTAGTCAGAATCGGCATTACAGGCAGCACTCAGCGGATCATCGCTGCAAGATTCTGGGATAGCAGGATCGGCAATGCTACCAGCTGGCAAGCTGACTCTCGAATCAAAGAATCCGCGATAGCTCAGTTGGTATGGTGCGTTGATTCCAAGAGTCTGGGCCAATTTCATAGTCTTAAGATTGGTGAAATCAGCCATCATCTTGAGAGTGTACAGCATGTAATCGGTGGTGACGATGAAGACCACATGCTCATTGCCATCTGTTCCGGTGATAGTTATAACATCGTAAACGTTGTTACCGCTGATCACACCAGATGGGTCAAAGAGGGCAGCGACTTGACTAGCAGTGAAGTTTGTTCCTGTCGCCACAGAGAATGAGACGGACAAGGTTTCAGTGGAACCCACTACCTTCATGACTAGCTTGTTGTTGCCAGAATTGATGTTGAATGGCTCTTCATCAGTACCAATCAGATAGCTTCTGGGAATATCAAACTTGTACTGATCAACGCCCACTGAGGTGGCAAATGCTTCAGAACCGAGTAGCTGAATCCATCGACCAACTAAATTGGTCGTAATCTGTGGAATGGTGTCACCATCCACAGTGTATTCAATGGCTGCATAGTCTTCAGAAGCCACTAGGGCATTGATAGCTGCCACGAATGTTGCATTTGTAGTATAGGTTGCCGATGGCATCTGATAGGACGCTCCAGCAACACCTTCTACAGAGAATTGGAATGTGCGGTTGTCCGGGGTTGCGTTCCAAGTGAACGTGTCATTAATATCAAGTCGGCCAGAATTGACAGTAATCTGAATGCTAACGCCTTCCTCAACCGCAATAACCTGACTGACATCAGTATGAAGAGGGTCGGCTAAGATACCGGATGTGACTATTTCACCATCACTCGACCTAACTATCTCGTAAGTCGCACCGGCCATGGCTTCAGCACTGGACAGATTCGGTTCGCCAGTGATGATGAGGGTATAGCTCTCAAAGATAGAGCCAGTATAAGTACCTGTTAGAACGGCAGCTGCATTCGTCGCCCCGTCAGTGGAACTCAAATCAGCATCAGAGTATTCTGGTGTAGAGAGCGCTGCCGCCTGAAAGGTGATCGGGTTTTCAGCAGTGATGTTGCGTAATGCGATTCGACCTTTATCGATACCAGTGAAGACTGGAATTCTTCCCCAGCCTTCGACCTTTGCACCGGACTGGTCAACACAAATCGCATCCAGTTCCGCATCTTGGCCGTCTTCGCATTCAACGCCAACACGGACTGCATAACATTGATTGCCTTCTTGGAAATATTCCAAAATGGCATACATCATATATGCTTCAGGAATCGGTTCGCCAAAAGTGTCGATTGCTTGTTTAGCTGAAGTGAGTAAAACCGGAGTATTGAACGGACCTTTTTGAGCAGTGCCGACAAATGCGATGCGCAATGCACCGGCCACTGATGGCAGTGGGCTAAGGTCTTGCTCAAAAAGGTAAACACCCGGCGACAGGAAAATTGAAGACATTTGATCACCCTGCTGTCATGAAACTACTACAAATTTGCCTAAAGCAGGGTGATAGACATAAAAGCTATTTGGATGCCACAAGCAACAAAAACCCTTTCATCAACAAGTTATTAATCTGATTGATATTAAGATACTTAGTGGGAATGGTCATTGTCTTATTGGCCATCAAATGAGCTTGTTGTTGCTGGTAGAAATCAGCTCCAACATCGGACAATTGCAGCGAAATAAGTTGTCCAGATTTATTGTAGACGGTAACTTCTTCCTGTTCATCGATTTTCCGAATCATCTTAGCCCCATGCGTTCTGCTGCAATAATGTAGTGCCGTCTGCAGCCTCTATTTGTCTGTTGATGGCCAAAGTAGTAGGCACTGACCTCTCTGGCAGAGGAAGCCAAGCTTCCACAGACATCTTATATACAGTTACAACAAATGATTTAGCTCCATCATCAACTCTCTGCTCAGTTTGAGTGTCAGAGCCAGAATAATTGGCACGAGCAACCCATTGAGAGTAAGCACTATTGACAACAAATTCGGCAATACCAGACTGAAATCGACGCATGATCGAAGTCATACAATGGCCTTCATCGGTCTTCGATTCAGTCATCACAGACAAGCTATAAGTCACATTGATCGGAGTGGGCTTATACACCATGGATACAGAAGATCCTGATCGATTATTATATCGATAGGCCATAGGATGGTATGGAGGAGCATACCTAGTCCGGTCATAGTCGAACCCGCCACGAATAATAGCTCCGACCGGAATAGTAGCACGACCATCCAGCAACTCATCACGCCAAATCGCTAGAGCACGCTGAGGATTAGCAATCCTGATCCTCAGCATCCGATATCCGTCCTTATAAGGGACTCTAATGCCAGAAAAGAACATCTTCATCGATTCTTCCAGCGGTCTTAGAGCAGGCTCCGTAAAATCATGAATATCAGAAGGAGCAGTCCACATTTGATTGCCGGTCAATATATCAGTCTGACCGGGCTTAGGCATCGAAATACTGCCAATAACTGGCGTATTAAGATCAGACAACTGAGTCAGACCTATTGGGTGATTCGGCGTTGGCATAGTAGATATGCCGTTATTAAATTGTGTAACAGAGTTATTGAAATCATGAATCATTTTCCGCCTCCAATAAATTCAAAACATCATTGGAAACCATTTCAGCTAAGGCTAGAGAATCTTCATTGTCAGCAGAAATCTCTAGATCAATCCCATATCGCCCTTCCTGCTGACAATTAATTCCGCATTTTACACGTACAGAATTCCTATGATCGCCGAGTCTCAACATAATGAGTTCTTCAATTCGGCATACGACATCATCAGTCAAATCACCGTAAACAGTGTTGACATCGCTACCGATAGCAGCTATTAACTCATTCGCGTTCATGATCACCAATACTAATAGTCTCTCGTTTCTCCGGTCGAATGGCTGGATCGCCAGTTATATTAATTACTGTGCATTTCCACCATACATAGTGATTCATATAAACAAGATGCGGAGAAGAAGAGGTGACCTCAAAGTTCCTGATCTTTACGGGTTTGACGAAATTCAATGGAAGCTTAAATACGTCGCCCATTCTGATCATTCTCTCACCAAACACCTCAAGAAGTTCCTGATATGAGAAGAACACATCAAAAGACACCTTCGCATCCGGACCCCATGTCTCACTAGAAACAGCTATAGTCGGTACATTGTAGACCGCCTTGATCGGGATAGGTGCATAAAAAGTCGGGTTCTGATCTTCTTGATAAACATGGTCAATGTCGTTATTGTCAGTGCGACTGAAAACCTGAATCTCAGCACCGCTGATTCTCACTACTTCCTTACTGACACAGCCGACCATATCAATATCGGGCGAATTTTCATTCTGCTGTGATATTATCGAGTACTTCTGTTGTATATCAGTCCTATAATCAACCAATGATCTTGGTAAAATAGCAGCGACATCAGGGTTTGTAGTTTGACCGGCGAATTCATGGAGCATATATTATATTAATTGACAGAAAATATGGAACTAGGGTCAGTGATATATGGACTGCTTGGACGTTTCGCACCGGTTGCACAATAATTATCATAAGCGGGATCGTAATTGACAACCCGACAGCTATCATAATCGGGCGCAAGATCATCAGGAATCGCCGCCAAATCACGTAATATCTTGTACCAGTCAGTTGGGTTTAGACAACACAAACCAGCATACGATTCAGGAAGCTGTAAAAACCTGTTGGTCGGAATTCCGGTACCATTGGACAACCTGACTACTTTGCTACCGGGAATGGCAGCAAGAACCTTCTTTACACTCAAGGTTGGAACAGTACAACCTTGCATGTCGTTAGCATTATAAGTAGTAGAAGTGACAGAAGTAGCAAATTCACAGCCGGGAATGATAATAGTATCATTGGCTAGAATGGAAATCTTCAAAGAATAAGTCGCATCATTGGGCATTATGACTACTCTTCGTTAGTAGATGATAAACTGCATTGGCTCGCCTTGATTTATAGCCCTTGTTACGAGATCGGCCTTCATCGCTATGGCTTCCTGCATCAGCTGGTCACCATCCAATGAAATATTGCCACCATTCGGACCGGGCATGTTTGCTATCTTCCTACGACTGGCAGCAAGCATTTCTTTACATTCTGCTAGCATATAGTCATAAGCTATCGCTCTGGCCTGCGGACTTCTGAAGTAAGTGACTACAGGATAGTACAGCACAAGGACAGGAAACGCCCCTCTTGGAGTCGGATAGAGTCTAATCAGCTGCTTACCGGGTCCGTCCGGACCTCCTTCATTTATTACTTCCCATTTTCCTTCTACAGACAAGACTCGCCTCGAAAACTTCTGATAGGCCTGCAATAAGTGGTAATCAAGAAGCATACCGTTCACACCGGCCAGATAGCCCGAATTGAACAGGAACGTTTCAGCATTAAAAATGTCAAATAGATTGGTTAGAGCAGGGTCCCAAGAGACAGTCTCTATCCAATATGCATCATCTGGCATAGGATAGGTATTCTGCATCGGCTTAGTATAAAAGACCGCCAGTTTCTGTTCGCGAGGAAAATATCCAGCTATGAAATCAAGCGCTGATTTCTCGGCAATTTCAAACTGGTCTTCTGTTAATTCTGGTAAGGTAACAGGGAATCCGAGCTTGGCACAAACCCATCTCTTCATCTGGTTGTTTTCCCTGCCGGGCAATTTGACTACGACCGGCAG